ACCGTGACGACACATGCAACGGATGTCTCGAAGACGCTGGTGCAGTTGTCGAGCGCCCTCAATGGCACGGCAGTGGTCGTGGACGCGTACGAAAGTTGATGAGATTCCCCAACGGCGACATGTGGCAGGTGGCGTACCCGGATGATACCGGACCTCGCAACGTGCCCGTGTCATTGGAGATGTTGCAAACGGAGGAAACACCGATGGCCACGAACGCGGACGACATGGTCTACGTGAACCTGTACGGCGAAGAGGTTTCGGCAGACGATCCGACCGCACAGACGAAGTACGCGCCGGCGGAGCTCAAGGCGCTGCGCAAGGGCGGGTTCTTCCCGAAGCGCGGGGACGATGTGGTGGTCGATACCACCGCCGACGCTGCCGCGGACGAAGGCACGCCCGTCCTCAACAGCGGCGTGGGCCAGCAGGACGCCAGCGACGATGCCGAGCCGAAGAAGTCCGCGAAGAAGTAGCATAGGATCGGCGGTGGTGTTCATGCTTTCCCTCAGTGATGCACGGAGCGCGGTCATTGACCTCGTTGAACCCACCGCAGATCCCGTCCTCACCACGACCAATGGCGGTGACATCGACAAAGCCCTCACCCGTACCGCCATCGCGTCGGTGTGGGTGCTGAATACCGCCTATACCGTGGGGCAGAGAGTTGTCCCGAGCGTGCAAAACGGTCGCGTCTACATCTGCACCCTCGCGGGCACGAGCGGCACGACCGAACCCTCCTGGCTGATCGCGCCACGCTACGCCGGTTCGGTCAATCCGATTGGACCGTGGTGGGGCATCGGCCCAGGGCTGCCCGTTGATGTCAGTGCCTCGGCGTGGCTTTGGGGGCTGGCGGACAATACCTGCGCATGGCAGGACGACGGGGCGTTCGCGGGCGAAATCTACGACACGCAGGCCGCGGCCGCTGAGTGCTGGATGGTGAAAAGCAGGCGGGCAGCGAATCGCATCGACTCTGCTATCAGCGGCGCGGTGAGTGCGCGGGAAAGCCAGCTTGCGCAGCAATGCCTCCAGATGGCGCGGTCACTGCGTCCAGTCAGGGTCGTCTGATGAGCGTGCCGTACATGCCCACGGATCGGTGGGATCGGTTCCGGGCGCTCGATGAACGAGCCATGCCCGATACCGCGCAAGTCCAGAGCCCGACACTCGTCGATGACGGCGCGGGCGGCTCCACGCCGACGTGGGCGACGGCGGCGACGGTGCCGTGCCGCATTGTGGCGCTGACGCAGCGCGATGCCGAAGTGGTGATCGCCGACGTGGAAAAGACGGAGACGCTGTACCAGATCAGCCTGCCCGTCAGCACGACCGTCACGCCCGAGCAGCGCATCCTCGTCGGCGCCCGCCGGTTCCAGATCGTGACGATTCCCAACGGCACGTATGACACCAGCGGCGCGCTCATCTGTAAGGAGGTCATTTGATGGAGCAACCGGAGCAGTTGGTCATCATCGAAAACGAGGCCGGCGCGCAGTACGCGGTCGCGGTAGAAGACTACGAGCGGGAAAAGGATGGCGCGTACGCGGGCTTCGAGGTCATCTCGTGGGAAGATGGAACGCCCGTCGAGCCGCCCGCCGAGGAAGCGCCCGTGAAGCCCGCAAAGAAGAAGGCGTCTTGATGCCGAGCGGGGTGCGCATCGAGGTCATCCGTAATGACTTCGCCAAGATCGCCGGACTGCTGGCGAAAGACGCGGAGAACATCGCCAGTGCCACCGCATCCGCGATTGAGAGGGATTGGAAAGCGGGCGTGCGGGTGCGTACGGGACGCTACCGTGACAGCATCCGCAAGGAGAAAGCGGGGCGCGGCCAATACACCGTGACCACGGATGTACCGTACGCCGTCTTCCAGGAGAACGGCACGCGCTACATGGCGGCGCATCCGGCGATGGTGCCCGCGGTGGAGCGCAACACCCAGACCTTCATCGCCCGCATGGCGAATCTCGAAAGCGGTCTCACCTGATCGGTCACCCCTTTGCATGTGACCGCAAAGGGACGGTACACGGCAAAGGGGTGACCGAATGGCAACCATCGTCACCGCCGAGAAGTGGATCGCCACCACCCTCAAGGGCGATTCGGTCTATATGACCGCCTCGCCCGGTGGCGTCTTTCGTCGGGAAGCACCGCAGAATGCCACGCTCCCCGCGACGGTATTTCAGAACCAGGGCGGCGGTTCAGTCAGTGTTAGTGAGGTCGCGGGTGTGCGCATCATGGCGAACGCCCTGTATCTGGTGCGGCTCATCCACGCCGGCAACTCCATCGTTCCCTTGGAGGCGGGCGCGGATCGGATGTACACGCTGCTGCACCGCAAATCCGCCACCGTTGCGGGTGGGTTCGTGTACTCGTGCATCCAGGAAGATGAATACGAATCATTCTACGAGGATGGCGACGAGGATTTCGTCGAGTTAGGGCACCTGTTCAGGTTGCTCTTGGCATGATGCATTGTCAGCGATCTGAGGAGGTGTCCCTTGCCTGAGCGCACGACCGTAACCGAGTTGGTCCAGGTCGGGGTGGAGAGTACCATCGGTACACTCGTCCCGGCGACGAAGCGGCTTTCGTCGCTCTCGATCTCGCCCGACATTCAGGGCACGTTTCACAAGTTCGGCCCGATGGGGACCAAGTTCGACACGCTGAACGTGATCGGCAAGGAGTGGACTGAGAGCGCCATCGAGGGGCCACTGACCTACGATGAGTGCATCTATACCCTCTCCACGTTCTTCGCGATGGTCAGTGGCGTGCAGATTGGCGTCACGGGCGCGTATACGTGGCAGTTCGACATTGCCAGCAGCGCACCCGATACCGTCAAGTCGCTCTCCATTGAACGCGGCTCATCGGTGGGCGCGGAGACGGTCGCGGGTAACGTTGCGCGCGCGCTCAATATCCTCGTGACGCGCGACGAGGCGACCGTCAAGGGCACGATGATGGGCAAGCTGACGACGACGGGCGCGACCCTGACGGCCTCCGTGAACGATGTCAAGAGCCTGCATGCCTCGGCGATCATTACGGGCGGCACCTTTACCATCGGGGACGGCACGAACACGACGCCCTCGATCACGGGCGCAACCGCGACCGCCGCCACCGTGCAGACGGCATTGAACACGGCGACCCCGAACGCAATCCCGTACACCGCCGTTGGCGGCAATCTCGGTGTCGGGCCGGTGGATATTGTCTGCACCGCCTACGGATCGGGCGCGAAGCCGGCATGGACGCTCACGCCGACGAGCATCACGGGCGGCACCATCTCCGTCGTCCAGGGCGCGGTCGGTTCGGGTCCGGCACCGCTGCCGCTCATCCCGATTCTGCCGCAGCAGTTCGATGTCTACCTCGACAACAGCGCGGCGGCGCTTGGCACGACGAAACTGCTGCGCGTCCTCTCCGTTGAGACGGACATGGGCGACCGCTTCAATCCGCTCTGGGCGATCAATAGCGCGAACACGTCCTATGCCACGACGTACGAAACGAAGATCAAGCCGCAGGTGAAGCTGGAGATGGAGCGCGACGCGGCCGGTATGGCACTCGTGGCGGTGATGCGCGCGGGCTCGACCCGGTTCATGCGGCTGAAGGCGACGGGTGGAGCGATTGCCGCTGCGAACTACAGTTATTCGATGGACATGGCGCTGCAAGTCTCGGATGCGCCCGCCTTCGATGACCGGGACGGGCTGGCGACGCTCTCGTGGACGCTCGATCTCGTTCACGATCCGACGTGGTCAAAGGCGATTCATATCGATGTCGTCAACACTCAGAGCGCCCTGGGTTAATCGGGGCGAAGGGCGGAAAGCGGAAACATGAAACTGTCACAGTTAGTGGAGGATCGCCGCACGGTGACGATCCCCGTGGGCACGGGCACGATCACGCTGGGATACAACCCGGGCGGCGTGACGCCGCGGATGTTCGCGATGGCGGACGAGGCACAGGAGGGCAGCGTCAACATCGCGAACATGGTAGCGATGATGGTGCCGATGCTGATCGATTGGGACGTGACCGACGATGACGACCGGCCGCTGCCGCTGACGGCGGCGGGGCTGATGGACGTGCCGATTCAGATTCTCGTCCATATGATGGCTGCGATTGGCGAGGACATTGCCGTCCCAAAAGCGTCCAGCGCGCCCTCCGGGTCTGGCTTGTCAGTGGCGGGCTCGCAGGACGCGCTCCCACCTGGTATCTCGTCATTCGCGCGGGACGTTACCTCGGCATAGACCCGCGTTCGCTTGCCGACGATTCGATCGTCTGGGTTCATCGCGCGCTCGCCGCTGAATCGGTCGAGGCACAGGCCCGCAATGAGTTAGAGAAACGCGCCGAACGCGCGGCCCGTTCGCGGCAATAAAGGGGTGGGGTCGTGCCTATAACCGCAGCAGAATTACGCGCGGTCGTGACGGCCGATACCTCACAGGCCGAGAGTGGCATCGCCAACTTCGGCAGCAAGATCGGCGGGCTCAGCACGGCGGTCCTCGGTGGTACGGCGATCATTGGCACCGCACTCGCGGGCGTCGGTATCGCCGGCGTCAAGATGGCCGCGGACTTGCAGCAGAGTGTCGCCAATATCTCCACCATCAAACCGGATATTGATACGAGCGCCGTCTTCAACTCCCTCTCGGAAATCTCGACGCGCGTCCCACAATCGGCGCAGTCACTCGCGAACGGCCTCTATAACATCTTCTCTTCCATCAACGTGTCGCAGGCCGACGCGCTCAAGCTGGTGGAGCAGTTCGGCAAGGGCGCGACCGCTGCACAGACGGACGCGAACACCTTCGGCACCGCGGTTATCGGCGTGATGAACGCCTACGGGCAGTCCGTCACGGACGCGGCGCACGATTCTGATGTCTTCTTCAATACCGTCAATGCCGGCGTCGTCAACGGTCAGGAACTGGCTTCCAATCTCGGCCTCGTCACGCAATCCGCAAAGGGCGCCGGCGTCAGCTTCGATGAACTCGGTGCGCTGATCGTCGGGGTGACGAAAGAGGGCGGACCGG